CATGAATGAGAGGATCCTTCCGCGCCTGAGGGTCTAAACTCCCGGGGGGACGTTGTCTCACTGTCATTGGCACGGAGGGGTATGCCTCGTGAGATCTCTCAGGCATACGCCAGCTATCTTACCAAGGGCGACAAGCTCCTCAGTATCCTGCAGGACCGCCTTACTAACCTGACCGAGGGCAAGAAGCTACAGGCATTGCTGGCTAAGGGTACTGACACGCTGCGGTATCCCAACGGCAAAGTTCTGAATATCACGGAACAGGGTGAGAAGGGTCTTCAGTATAACCGGCAACTCATCGAGACTGCGGTACTAGCCGGGTTGCAATGGCTCCAGACCGCTCCCCAGTTTCAGGGTCAGATGGATGAAGACACGGTTGCATCCCTGACAGGTCTCGATCGAGACGCTGTAACCGACCCAATGGTCAATGCTCTGACAGTGAGCGGGCTTTTCGCTGTACCAGCCAAGCTCACTATGGCTCAGAAGATCTCGGAGTTCTGGGGTCTATCGACTGGACCTGACTCTCTTGATGGCTACACCCAAGGCATCCCGGAAGCGGTTGCAGCAGAACTACTGGAAGCCATGATCACTAGCCAGGATCTCTCCAAAAACCTTCTCGACTTCAAGGACAGGAACGGAAAGATAATCGCCGGCATGGAGGGTGTTAAGCCGATCAACTTCTACACACCTGCCAAACTGAGTGATGAGCATCAAGCTATTGCGTCATCGCCATCACTTATCGAACGGGCAGTTCTAGTTACACCTCAGGATGTGACGTACTTCGATAACGAAGATCCACCGGTTGCGGACACACAGCTGCGTAATCCAGCGGTGAGAAACACACCCGAGCAGAAGGAGATGATCAAGAACGAGCAGGCGACACGCTTCTATCTGAACATGCCGATGGTCAATCTGCTCAGCGATCTGGGCCTGGATAATGTTCTACGGCTCTTCGGAGCTGGTAAGCTCGATCCAGAGACCATGAACGAGTCTCACTTCCTATCGCTCGATGGCAAGAACCGCACGATCGAAGGTGCATTCGATGCGCTCAGCGATATGGTAGCAGAGACCAAGGCGCGTGCTGATGCTGCTGGTGTTGAACCAGACCAGATGGGCATTCGTCCTGCTTACAACATCACCCGTGTTGGGCGTCTCCAGATGCTGGGCCGCTATAACATGCAGTCCACCAAGCTCATTCGCGAGGCTGTACTCTCGACGCGATCGACTATGGACCTGAGCAACCAGAACAGCCTTGAGTACGGCAAGTTCATGTTGGGATTGGCTCAAGCCTTGGGCCTGAAGGTTCATAAGCAGAGTTTGGCAGCCTCAATCGCTGGGGTGAACAAGCTACTGGCTGGTCCATTGGCTCCATCTGTAGAAGACCTTCGCGAGTTTCATGCCACACAGAAGGCACCGGCATCTCTGACAGATAATCTGGTCAGCAACTTCGGTGCCATGAACGATGGACGGGGTGAGCCTCTGACCACCGTGGCTCTGCATGCACTGACTGAGTATGCCCGGCTGCAAGAAGTAGATGACAAAGCAAGGAAGGCTTTCACCACCTCGATCTATGTCGAAGCTGATGGTGTCACTAATGGCCCAATGATGGGGATGAAACTGCTAACGGCGGGCAAGTTCACTGCCGATTGGGTAGCGAAGATGGCCAAGGGTGGGCTGTTCTTCCAAGCTGGAACCAATGGGCCCAAGACTATGGGCGAACAACACGAGTGGGGTGTCGAAAACGGCGGTGACAGCAAAGACCTCTATCAGACCATGACGGACACGCTGCAGCAGACCTTTGCGCAGCACGAAGGACTCCTGACTGACTCGAAGGTCAAGGCACAGCTGGGTCATCTAAAAAACCTAATGGATCAGTTCCTGCCTGACTTCGAGATCCAGGACAAAAAACTCGTTATGAGCCGGGGCATTGCCAAGAACCCACTGACCATCACCATCTATGGATCAGGTGAGGCGGGCATTGCTGGTAAACTTGTCGGAGCGATCATGGATCAGCTCTACGAACGGATGACAGCTGTTGCTCAACGTCAGGCTGCTAATCCGAAGATGACTACAGCAGAGGCAATGTTTGGCAAGCAAGCGACTGACCTAAAGTCAGCTCAAGATATGTACGCGAAGTTTTTGCAGAGCTTCAATGCACTCAAGTCCAATGAGTTTATCAAGAATGCACGGGCCGGGTGTAACCGCCACTTGAGGCCGGTCGTAATCGCCACCTGAGGCCGGGGAAACCGCCACCCCCAGTCCGGTGAATTCGCCGGTCCGACAGCGCCAGGGTGTGCCGCCGACGTCGAAGTAATCGCGACTACTGTCCGGCCTTTTTGGGCGGGGTAGCAGTAGTGCCGAGACCGAGGGCGGAGATGCGACGGATCAGGGAAGTTTTACGATTGCGTGCGGAGTTGGGTCCAAACGTGACCGCCATATCGGCGGGCGCGAAGCTGGCTCGATCGACGGTGCGGGCTTATCTGGAGCGGGCGGCATCAGCCGGGCTGGACGCCGCCTCGGCCGATGGGCTGTCGGAGACGGCGCTGGAGGCAGCGCTTTTCCCTCCGCCGTGCGCAGCGCTTGTGCGTCCATTGCCCGATTGGGCCGCAGTCGATCAGGAACTGCGGCGCTACAAGCACGTGACGCGCAGGCTATTGTGGATGGAGTACCGGGCTGCACAGCCGGATGGTCTGGGGTACAGCCAGTTCAAACTGCGGCTGAGCGAATGGCAGAAGGCCTCTGGGCGAGGCCTGTCGATGCGCCAAGTGCATCATGCTGGCGAGACGGTGCAGGTGGACTATGCCGGCGACACGGTAGCGGTGGTGGACGATGGGACGGTGCGTGCCGCGCAGATCTTCGTGGCCTGTCTGCCGTGTTCGGGGCTGATCTACGCGGAGGCGACGTGGAGCCAGGCGGCGGAAGACTGGCTTGGCACACATGTCCGCTTGTTTGCCTTCCTTGGTGGCGTACCGGCCAAGGTGGTTCCCGATAACCTGAAGGTCGGCGTCACCCACGCTTCCTATTACGACCCGGTCGTCAACGCCAGCTATGCCGGGCTGATCAAGCATTACGGCACGGCCGTGGTTCCGGCGCGGGTGCGGCGCCCGCGTGACAAACCCGGCGTCGAAAATGCGGTATTACAGGCTTGCCGCTGGCTTCTGTCGCCGCTGCGGCATCGCCAATTCTTCTCTCTGGGCGAGTTGAACCAGGCGATCGCGCTGCTGCTCAGCGAACTGAACGACAAGCCGATGATGCCGCCACGCGAGGGCAGCCGGCGCGGCTTGTTTGAAGCGGTAGAACGCGCAGCGCTCAAGCCCTTGCCGATCGAGCCCTATGTCGTCGGCCGCTGGGCGATCGGGGCGACGGTCAACCTGGACTATCATGTCGCGATCGAGCGGAACTTCTACTCCGTGCCGTTCGTGCTGGTCCGCAAACGCGTCGATGTCTTCATCACGGGCAGCGGCGTGCAGATTTTCCATCGCGGCGAGCGGGCGGCCAGCCATGTGCGCCAGAGCGGACAAAATCACTGGACCACGCTGGGCGAGCACATGCCGCCGGCCCATAGCGCCGTGGCCAACCGCACGCCGGACTGGGTTCGAGGCCAAGCGGCCAAGTTCGGCGCGGCCACCGCTGCCTATGTCGAGCGGCTTCTGACGGGGCGCGATCATATCGAGCAAGGCGTGCGGTCCTGTCTTGGCATTCTGAGACTGGGGACCCGCTATCCAGGCGAGCAATTGGAGGCGGCCTGTGTGCAGGCGATGGCGGCCGGCGCCTGTTCGTCAGGCTTCGTCGAGCATCTGCTCAAAAGCGGGCAACCACTCACCGAGGCCGTCGCCGACGACGGCCTCGGCGACCACCGCAACGTTCGCGGGGCCGGCTACTATCATTGATGGCCGTTCCACCCGATCCAGCAATAAGGAAAATTTATGCACCAGCCCACCATCGAGAAGCTGCACGCCCTGCGCCTTGGGGCGATGGCCAATGCGCTGACCGCGCAACTCCAGCAGCCTGATATTGACGCCATGCCGTTCGCCGAGCGGCTCGGGTTACTGGTCGATATCCAGCACAGCACGATGCTCACCGCCGCCTTGCAGCAACGTTTGACCCGGGCCGGCATGCGCCAGACCGCGTGCATGGAAAACCTTGACCTGCGCACGCCGCGTGGGCTGGATCGGTCGACCATGCAGACGCTAGCTGGCGGGTTATGGATCCGCCAGCACCGCAACATTTTGATCAGCGGGGCAGCCGGCATCGGCAAAAGTTGGATTGCTTGCGCGTTGGGCAATCAGACAGCCCGTGATGGCGTCTCTGTGCTCTACAAGCGGCTATCGCGCCTGCTCGACGAATTGGCAGTGGCGCGGCTGAACGGCAGGCAAGCGCGACTCCTCAAGACGTTGGCCCGCACGCGCCTCCTGATCTTGGACGATTGGGCGATGGCCAAGCTGACCGCCGATCAGCGCCGCGACCTGATGGAGGTCATCGACGATCGGCACGGCCGCGGCTCAACGATCGTAGCCACTCAGATCCCCCAGGAACGGTGGCACGAGCAGATCGGCGACCCCACGTATGCCGACGCGATCCTGGACCGCCTGGTTCACAACGCCTACCGCCTCGAACTCAAGGGCAAGTCAATGCGCGATACCCAATCCCGTCAGGCTGCCGCGGACAAGGCTGCTGATGAAATAAGCGAGTGAAGTAAAGGACTTACAATAGTTATCCCCGTTACTCACACAATTCACAGCCAACCGCTGCATAAACATCGAAGACTATAGAAACATTCTAGTTGATTGAGGCTTGCGGGGCAATATACAGTAAAACTGTCAGCGGCACACCTACCTCGCCCAAGGGCTCGGAGCCTGCAGCCAGGGGTGGCGAATTCACCGGCCTCAGGTGGCGGTTACGACCGGCCTCCGGTGGCGAAAACTCCGGCCTGCGCAATCAAGAAAAAGGATGGCACTGTTTTCGTAAAGCGGGGAGATGACCGGGCACGAGACAGCGAAGACGTTACCAAGGTGGATCCAATACAGTTTGCCTTGACGAAGGAGAGCTACGCCAATCTCCAGTCGAACATGCAGCATTTGTTTGTGGCTCCAATGACCACGGCCATCAAGCAGACCGTTGGCGAACCGCTTATGCAATCTGCCTCACTGATCCAGAAGGCGACACAGATCCAGTCGCTGTTTCAGCAGGCAATGTTCTCTCGGCTGGTGAAAGAAACCCTGGACGCCAAGAGCCAGGGCGAAGGCAACGAGAAGGCTCGCTTCGATGGTCTCTCCCGCAAGGAGAAGGACGACATCATGGAGCAGGTCATGAATGCTTACCCGCTGATCAACACAGAGGGTAATCGCCAGTCCTTCTTCGTAGCTGGTTCCCAGTCCACTGATGTGAATGCAACGGCCTTCGGTGAGTCGCTCGACGGCAAGTTCCGTTCGCCGGGCTTCGTGTACGGCCCGATGGACTCTGGCGTTGCTGGCATCCCGTTCATGGTCATCGGAACCGGAGACGGTCAGATGATGCAGACGCTCTCCACCATGAAAGGAGCGCCAAAGGACAGCACCAAGATCTTCGATGGTGTCAACTTCTCCCTACACTCCCTGGAGTCAGACAGTGCCAAAGCGAACCAGGCAGTCTATGACGCTTGGCAGGGTAATCCCATGCAGGCGGTGTCGACCATGTTCGACAAGTCCATGACTGGCTTCCAGGCGGACTTTGAGAGCATGCCAGATGCCCTGAAGGCTAAGGTGCTTCGGGCATTGATCGGCCCAAAAGAGGTGGACGAGCAGGACATCGATACCCGTGGTCTGTTTATTGCCATGCAGAATGACCTGCAGCGTTCGGCTATGGAGATCCAGGCTCGGCAGAATGTCGTGGCTACGGTAGCCCATAACATCGATCAGATGGCTGCTGCAGGATCGCCGTATGTACACAAGGGAACCCAGCTTCAGGGCACGAACCACGAGGAGATCGCTGCCGAACTTGAGGCTTTACGTCAAGTAGAATTAGTTAAGCTTCAAGCGAAACGGACCAGTGCCAGCGATACAAGGGTAACAGCCCCAAAAAAATCCGCTAGCAATAGTCAGGATACTGTGGCACCAGCATCCAAACTACCCACTGGACCGTTTAGTGATATCTTATCAAAAGGTGGGCAGTCTAATATCCCGAGTGGGCTTTTAACCTTGGGAAAGCTTCATACGAAGAGCAACGTACGTATTTTATCGCCTACATCTGTTGCTCAGTATGCAAAGCAACTGGGTTTGAATTCTGCTCAAGCTGCTATCTTTACTCAGATACGCCTATCCAAAGTAGCTAGTAACTACAAAGTTATTTATGGTTCGCCTGAGGAACTGAATGCTTACGCTGATAGTACAGGACTTCCTCGGCCTAGCCTGGCATCTTCCGATGGGGTAACTCACGGGCTGACAGACCCTACGACACAGACCATTTGGCTCGTAAACCCTACGAATGCTGAAACGCTAGTGCATGAACTGATCCATGCAAGCACGTTTTCTGTCTTGCAAGCAGTGATGGAAGGCCGAGAAACCACACCTGAGGTTGTGGATGCTGTGAAACGTATCAGTGCTCTTATGGAAGAATTTAAGGTCCTAGGGGCTGAACTACAACGACCAGATGTTCATCTTGGAGCCAATACCCTCAAGGCAGTACAGGACTCACTTGCTGCCATTAAAGAATGGCAGGAGGCTGATCCTACCATTTACGATCAATCCGACCTTGATGCAGCTGCTCTGGGTGAGTTCATGGCGTGGGGTTTGGCCAACCAACACCTAGCAGCTATTCAGCAAAGAGTTACAAGTCCTTTAGCTAAGCTTGCAAAGAGTATTGTTGCCTCGATTAAAGCAATCTTATTCCCGAAGTCGCGTATCCCTAAACAGGCTGATGACATGCTGAGCCACCTAGTGTTCAACACTAGCATCTTGATACGGGCGCAGAGTACGCTGCAGCAACAGGCAGCGACGGTTTCTTTGGCTCACAACGAGAAGTACGGTGAAGACCAGCGACTTGCCGGGATCAGTGATACGTATATGCGGACAATGGTGGACTATGCTAACACCAGTCCTGTGGATTATGACAACAGTGGGCATGTAGACCCGAAGGCACAGGCTGCCGGTGATAGGGTCAACCGCAAGAGCGAGGTCACAGAAGCTTTAGAGCGAGCCCAAATCATGGGTGAACGAGTCGCGAGTGTATTCTCCATGAACCCGCAGCAGTTCACTACCTTCCAGCTGCTCACGGCTGCCCTGGGGACAGCAGCTCACGTCGACTCGAATGCTCTCTCTACGGGCCAGACGTTGTTTACTCATGTGAACAACCTCCTCTCGCCTATGAGTTTCATGGCCGAGGGTATGAGTGAAGATCACCCGAACTACCAACGGGACCTGAGCTACGCCGAGGAAAAGCACGCCGTCATCACTGGGCAGGTGCAGGGTTACAGAGACAGCTACGGTCGCAGCTCTCTCCTGCCAGTGTTCCTGGCCCTGGCCACAGTGCATGACGAGTTCCGTGCGGTCCTCGCCAAGATGCCTGTGCCAAAGACCATGCTGGAAAAGGGAAACACCCTAGACGGTATCCTTACCAACGCAGGCACCATCGCCATGGATAGCTTGTCTGCCGTTATGAGTGGGGCAAGCAGGAGCCGAAATGTAGTCGATGCAGTAGATGCTTTGAGCCAACGCATCCGCGAAGTCACCGCCGACCGGCAGACTTTGCTCGACCAGGTGGCATCACCTATTGGACGTATGGCCGACCGAGGCAACCAAATGCTCGTCGACCTGATGGGGTATCTGGCTGGCAAGGCGAACCAAGGAGCCGATGCTCTCGTGGCTCGGGCCAACAACAAAGCGACCCGGCTCGTGCAAGCTGCGGCCAAGGCGACCAACCTCCTCGTGAGTGAGGAGAAGGCCGACCTCGTAGCTCAGGACCTGATGTCGCACATCAATAAGATGGAGCGGTTCCGTTTCGTCCACGACCAGATCAACAACATCGTCGGGCGAACTGAGAACAACAAAGGTGTCTATGACCTACTGAAGCAGATCCTCTCTGGTGTGCAAGCTGATGCTCAACAGTTTCGTGAGGTTCTACCCAGCACGATCGACAAGATGTTCACCCAGCGGCTATCGAACGAGCAGTATTCCACACTGTTCCGCGGACTGGGCAAGACTGACCTTGCAGCCCTAGCCGGACACTTCAGTGTTGAGCAGGTAATGGATATGCTCCAGGATCCTGTGAAAGGTTTCAAGGCGTCTGCTGCCCTAGAGAAATCCCTTGAGGCCCAAGACCCACAGCACTGGAAGCTCGTGCAGGCAAAGGCAAAGCAGCTCGCTAAAGCTATGAATGGTGGACCCCGTGGTTCCAATTTCCTACGCAACGCTGAGGCTGTAGCAGACCTATTGGGAGAGAAGACTGCACCAAAGCGGAAAACCCCGGACGCAAAGTATGTCTCTGAGGTCGATCAGCTCACCAGTCTCTATGCCTTCCAGGGTCTGGGTAAGGCTGACATGGCCACCCTAAAGGATCTCGCCATCAATGAACCAAAGGGGATGCAGTTCATTCATTCCTATATGATAGGTAACCGAGCAGAGGAGACACGCAAGGCGGGCCTGAATGGTATGGCGAAGTACAACAACCTCAAGGGTTACGTACCGTCTCTCCAACAGGACGGTCTGAGCATGCTCATTGCCGATGATACCCGTAGTTCGGAGCTACTAGAACGCAGCTACCAGCGAGTGGGTGACTATCAGGGTTCGTCTGCCGACGTTCCTCACGTGTCGCAGGGCTACTACTTTGCTCCTGTGTCACGACGCTCTCCCTTCTCCCAGGGGATTATGCAGAACGTCCAGCAGACGGTGAATGGTGTCGACGCCAACACCGGCCTGAGCCTGGGCCTTACCGGTGGGCGTGTCGTAAACCCGGACGAGGTGAAGCGTGTCACCCGTGCCTTGGCAAACGAGAAGGCACCAGCAGGTGAAACCCTCAACCCGATCTACGCACCCAATGGAAGAGTCGTTGCCTACGAACGGTCAGCAGATCCAACTCAGCTCCTGAAGTTGAACCAGGACCAACATCTGGGGAAGATGATTGGTGTCTGGCGTGGACGTCAGGCTGAAGAGATCAATGCTCACCAAGCAAACATGACGTTGATCGATGCACTGAAGGCGATGTATGACGCCGACAAGAAGAAGACGAACTTCAACCCGAAGCAGTACGTCAACTTGTACGACGAAGCCGAACTTTTGAAGGACCCTGTTCTTGGAGACGCTGTGAAGTTGTTCTCTGACGAGGCACGTCAATACATCCAAGAGGTATTCGGGAGCCAGTTCATGGTTCGCCGGGACATGCTCAACGACGCTGTGGGATATCGGAATGCATCGGTCACCGACTCTTGGACTGGTGTCACCCGCTACTCTGAGGCGACACAGAAGGTGATCAAGAATTTGGGTCTGAGCATCTGGGGCAATGATGCCTACCGGAAGCTCTACAGTACCGAGAAGACGGTACAGAATGTGGTCAAGGATGCGAAAACCTTGATCGTTGTGAAGTCTCTGGTCGTGCCAGCATCCAACTTCGTGTCCAACGTGTACCAGATGATGACCCGTGGTATCTCACCACTGACCATTGCCAGGGCACTGCCGAAGAAGCTCGCTGAAGTCCACAGCTACACGACGTCCAGGCTGCGGCAGAATGAGGCCGAAGCCGAACTCCGCGTGGCCCAGGCGACCAAGGATGTGACGGGAACTCGGAGGCTTACCGCCGAGATCCAGTCGATCCAGGATGCCCACTCGCGTCTGAGCATCTGGCCGCTGATCCAGGCTGGCGAATTCAGCGGTGTGTCCGACGCAGGGATCTCGCGTGACGATGTTCTGCTGACCAGTGGACGGCTCAACGCCTACATGGAGCAGCTGGCGGATAGGTTGCCTGGTCCCTTCAGGACACTTGGGCGGTATGCCTTGGTGACCAAGGACACGGCGCTGTTCCAAGGGATGCAGAAGGCTGTGGAGTATGGGGATTTCCTGGCCAAGGCGATCACGTATGACCACCTGACGATCAAGAAGGGAATGACCAAGGACATTGCTCTGGGCAGAGTGTCCGAGGAGTACATCAACTATGACCGACTACCGGGCCGGGCTCGTGGTGCTCTGGAGGGACTAGGGCTGCTGTGGTTCTACAACTACAAGCTTCGGGCCCTAAAGATCGCTGCAAGCATGGTCAGGGAGAACCCACTGCATGCACTGCTCACCGGGTTGTTGCCCACTCCATCGTTCCTGCCGGGCGTCGGTACACCCCTCGGGGATAACTTCCTGAGCAAAGGCATAGAGCATGGGCTCGCTGGATCAGTCGGTCCCGGAATGCTCTTCCGGGCTGCGAAGATGAACCCAGTGGCCCATGTCCTAGGTATAGTGCTATAAATGTATTATCGAACTCAGGGTGTAGTGTGTGGGCAAAATTATAAAAAGCATTACTCTGCTGACCTCACTCGTGGTTCTAATCTCTTGTAGGACAGAGCGGCCTAGTCTTCCTGAAGTTCAACTTGAAATGATTGCAAATACCTATGTAATGTCGCAAGTATGCGTCCGGCATGAAGGGATTAGTGCTGTTGATGGTAAAGACTTGCAACGTATGGTTTTTAATGTTCTCAACAAGTATGACTTTGACAGGCAGCGAATGAATGCATTCATAGAAGGACAAGTCAATAAATATCAAGCTGCATTGCGCGGTACAGGTGATCCTCGGTGGCGCGGACCAGGTGGAACGTCCCTGGTTGATTACATTAAAGGAGTTTGCCACAAGCTGCCTGCAGAAATCGCAGAAAGTAGGTCTAAAGAACTTCACGATGCGCAGATGGCAGCTCTTACTGCTCAAGCTGCCGCAGCTAGGGCACAGACCGAAGCAGCTTATGCTTCACAGTTACAACTTCAAAGCCCAATCTTCGTGCCACCGCCCCTAGCTCAGCCGCAGTATAACCCTAACTCCTTCTATGTAGCTCCGATACAGCAGCCTGTTAGCAATCAGATCCGCTGTATTAACGCAGGAATTTATACAAATTGTCGTTATTAAGGTGACGAGACATCCGGTCGACGTAGGGACTCATTCCATTCTTCCATGGTTCCAGTCCGCTCTACATACTTATAGATGGGAACAAAACCAATCGACCCTTTTGGCGGTCCCTTCCACCTATAGATCTTTTCAGCCTCTGGAACATTGAAGTACTGAACGTCTCTCTTACCTTTGGCAAGGTTAAAGAGAACATTGAACCCCAGTACAATGAGACCAATGACTACAAGCGTTATTATGATGAGAGGAAGGAGAGACAGGATGACGCTTCCCAGCGCCATCGTGCCTGCGAAAAATAAGATCCCAGCAATGAGACCCATCAGTTCCTTCATTTAGGCGGGACGCTTCATGTCCTTGAACAAGGAGCGCTTGGGAGCTGTGCGGACCTCGGGCACCACCTCAGGAGTAGCAGCTTCCGAGACAGCTTCGACCGTCACGGGTTCGTCGATAGTCTCGGTCACAGGGCTGGTCTCTTCCGTGGCGGTTGTTTCGGCCTCCACGATAGCCTCATCTGCAACGTCAACGCCAGTACTCTCGGCCTCGACGACTTCCGGCGTTGCCACTTCAGTGACCGGCGAAGGAGTGACTGTGGGCACCAGTGTGGGTTTCGGACGCCCAAACTGAAGACCTCGTGGCGTCTTTGCGGGTGTCGCAGCATCGATAGGAGACGGCGTCTGTGAAACGACAGGAGCCACAGCGATCTCGGAGACTGGGGCAAGACGAGCTGTTCCCTTGTCATTGATGGTGATGGTCGCCTTGACGCCCTCACCGCCACGAGTAGCCACCAGGTCGATGACAATCTGCTGGTGTTCGGCTACTGCGACCTGGCTGTTGATGAAGTCGGTGATCGCTTGCTCGATCTCGACCTGGTTTAGAATAATCTGCATTAACAACTCCATTATTTATACAACTTCAGTAAGCTTTGGAACACTGGGGTCATTACTCCAGCGTGGATGGCTCCAATGGCGTCAGCGACATGCTCTGCGAGCAGCGTGACTTTCCCGTTGTGACTAGGAAACTTGGCCTCGGGATAGGTCGACACAGCAGCAGCGATCATCTGCTTCTTGGTCGCCTTCCCATTTCCGGCCAATGCCATCTTCACCTCAGAGGCCGTCACCTCAACTAGCTGCACGCCTTCAGCACGCAGTGAACCAAGGATGCCGACACACATCCCATACGCCTTCATTCCTGAGGCGGATTGGGACCCTACTGGCACCTCGACGAAGACCACCTTGGCAGTTCTGGCATGGACTAGAGCAGTTCTTGCTAGCTGCTCAGCCACACCGAGATCGACCGAGTTAACGCGGATCTGCTTACTAGAGATCTTCGTTGGTTCGAGAACCAGTAGGGTAGGGGTATCGAGTTCCCCCGTCGTCAGGTCTAGCCAAGAGCTGGCTATGCCCCAGCTATTCATGGATGGATCCATTCCGACGACGGATATCCTCATGTACGTTGGGGCTTGAATTCGAGGACAGGTTGAGGTGCTAGCTCTTCTGGCTTTTGGTTCTCAGCAGCCCTTTTTATGAGGTCCTCAATGTAATCCTTGATTGATTTCAAGCCCATGTCTGGGGTCTTCATGGTTCAGTCCTAGCTCAGGCCGCTTCTGACTTCTTGGCACCAAACAGCGAGCGCTTCGGTGGAGCACTCGCACCGGCCATCGGAGCTGTACCTGCCGGACGACCTGACTGTGTAGCCCCTGGAGCACCGCCGGTTTGGCCATCCTTGATGTTCCGCTTGTCTCGCTGAATGCCCTTGTTCTGCTTGATCCAAGCATCCCAGAACTCGGCAGGCCGGTCGTGGCGGGCCTCGGCAACGGTCATCTTGCTCTCGACGTCGAACACCTTGTCGATTGAATTCGACGTCCGGGTCTCGGCAGTGTCGACGTACTTGTCATCGGCACCCTTGACCTGCTTGTTCTCCAACACTTCGAAAATGGCCAAGGCCACTTCACCGCCAATGAGAGCAGTCAGAACCGGCTTCGACTTCGGAATGCGACCCTTCGCGTCCTTGTCGTAGACGCTGACCATCTTCTCTTCGATAGTATCATCCTGCTCCGATAGAGGCTTGCCGGTGACCACGAGGCAGATGTCGTCGATGAGCGTGAAGCCCATCAGCGGGTGCTTCTTGGTCTTGTTGGTCTTGTCACGATAGAAGTTCTCGCCCGCTGCATTGGTGACGTAGATCGTCTCTTCGTACTCACGACCGCCTAGCTCGGAGACGATAGTCACGCTCTGCGCGCCACTGGCAGCCTTGTCGGCATAGGCCATCTTGATTTTAGCGACGTAGATGTCGGATGAGACGGGACTGAACCCGCCTAGGCGATCGCCGGACTCTTCGAGCCCTTCCGTCTTCAAATTACCAAACGTACCCATGGTAGTGTTTCTCTCTTGTGCTGTGGCTGATAGGCGTGGTGGAAGCTGACTGTACAGGGGGACCTAAAGGTCAGCCCTCATAGAAAGCTTTGAGGTGAGCTAGGAGAAGTGTGACGTCATTATCCATGAACGTCTGGCTCTTATCGAAGAGACCCATGGGTGAACGAATACGCTCACCGATTGTAGCTTTAGTAGGCCGGGTCTGGAACACATGCTTGTATCCCAGGTCTTTTTCTTCATCAGTGATTGTCAGTAGACTGGAACTGTAGTCCTTTAGTTCCTTCAACTGCATCCGTTTAGTTGAAACAACGGTAGAAAAGTACGCTTCTAAGCCGTTGTTCTTCAGTGAACCTTTGACCGGCACTGACCAACGCATCATGCCAGCAGCTTCGTCGAATGTCTCCTTGGTGTGACCCAAGATGATAACCGGCTTGTTGAAGCTGGCCACCTTCTGTTGCATCAGGCCCTTGAAGAACTGGGCATAAGATCCCCAAGCCTTCTGGGTGTCAGCCGACCCGATGATGTAGACGCTCTCGAACATTTCCATCAGGAATGTGGCCGTATCGATGATGATGCCGTCGATGTCGGTGTTGTTGGTTCCGAAATTGAATGCCTCATAGACGTCATAAGGGTCTGTAATCACAGTCCCTCGGGCCTCATCACCGTACCATTTAGCTCGGAATGGCGGACGCTTACCGGCTTCACAGTTAAGATAGATCCAGCGATCCTTCTTTGGGATATGTTGAAGTGAAGCTGACTTGCCGGTACCGCTCTCACCGCTGATCAGGACAAGCTGATCGTTTTGCTTGACCTCGGTTTCTGGGTCTGCTGTTGCACTCATGTATTGTACTCCAAGGTGGGCAAGAAACCCCGAACAAACAAAGTTCAGAGTTCCTTGTAGCCTTCAGCGATTGAGTAGCGCGATTGCCAATAGTGCTAGGCCACCTCTAACCCACCATTGACGAGATCCTTTGTAGTTGTAGTCGACACAACCCAATAGGATCAGCATTGTGATCATGCTGCCCTCTTGGTAATCCGTTTAGCCACCGTTACCATCACAGTCTGGTCGATCTCGTCATCAGCCAGAGGAGCTGACAGCTTCTTGTTGAAGGCGTGAACCGTACGTTGCACGCTGATCAGATCCATGCCGTCGTCGACAAGGGCTAAAGCGAACTTGATCATCGTGCTGTTGCGATTGCCCTGAGCCATTCGTTGGGCGAACCAACGCTCAAGGTTATCCATGCTCTCTAGAGACTTGTAGTTCTGGCGATAGTCTTCGTTCTTCTTCGTCTTTGGGATGAAGGGAAGAATGTCGAGCATGGCACCCTCGTCGTTGTATTTGACGATGGCACTCGGATTGGTCAGCCACTTTTTTGACCGCTGTCCCGACGAGCTGTCGATGTCGGCCTCGGTTGCCTTGAACGGCAGCCAGTTCACGACATCACGGACGAGTTCGCTGTACTCCTCCTTGTCCAGCTCCAGGTGGTAGTTGATCGGGATCAGCAACCGGAAACGATGCTTCTCCGGGGTGTGACGCTTGGTGGTGTAGGTCATGAACTTGATCTCAGCGAGGAGTTCATGGGCCAGCTCCAGCGTGATCCCACCATCGACATCGAGCACGAGCATGTTGAACCCGTGCAGGACATGGTCCTCGGAACGGTGCTTGCCCTTGAAGTGATGGTTGGCCCAATGCATGGGCATGCCATTGGGCTGATCCTGATCGTCCACATCTTCGGCAATGACCAGGTCCATACCCAGAGAAAGCCAGGGAGCCATCACTGGTTCATACTCATAGGCAAAGTTGTTGCTGTAGGAGAGTAGCATCTCCTCCAGATTGGTTTCCTTCAGGGTTGCACCTTGGAAGAACTCCAGACCGTCACGAAACGTCTTCTTTATGATGACATTGTTCCGGTAACCCCAGGCCATGGCCAGATTGATCATGTCATTCCGGCTACTGGCCGACTTCGGCAGGAATGGCAGCGCATCATTGAGGTCGTGGAGTGTGACCTCTGTTCCCACCTCGGCGATGTAGCGACCGAGACGAACATGCACCTTCTCGCGAGCCAGGATCTTCTGGAACGCAACGCCAGACTCTTCGACCAGCAAAATGGCCGACATCAGATGGTCCATCTCGATCTCATTGGATCCATCCACGAATGCATAAGCTCCTGCCAACTTGAGCACCTTGAAGTACCGGTGATCCAACTCGGCCTTGCTCGTGGTCTGGAACTCCTTCAGCGCTTCTCCACGCCTTTCGCAGTCCATCTGATATTCAGTCAGCATGATGCCGACGTCTTCGTTGATGACGATCCGCCACCCAAACCGACCCGGATCAGCCAAGCTCGTAAAGTGGTTGGCCCACTTCGTCACAGCGATGTTGTTTGCGGGATTGATCTTGTCGAGGTAGATATCTCGCGCACTCTTGCTGTGCCGCGACTTATTCTCTGGGGTTCCGAACCCAAAGATGCATCGTCGAGCGTAACCGGTCTCTAGTAGCTGGTAGAACGCCGTTTCTGTCGACGAACCATCGAGCAACTTGGATGGTGTGCCGAATAATAGCATGTTGGTGGGTGTCTTACCCTCCATCTCTTCGGACCGCAGATTGTCCGGTGAGTTCTTGGTCAGCTTGCGCTTGACCAGACCCTGGTCGAACAGCTCCAGGAATACGGTCAGAACCTCACTGGATTTCTCCAGATTGGAACCAATCTCGTCCACCTGACAGCTCAGCGCCCCGGCTGCACCGAGCAGGAGCTTCTGACGCATCTCCTTGATGCCTTCAGGACTGCCGCTGTCGAACGTGAACAGGAATGGTCCGTACTTACGGGACTCCTTCTCGATGGCGTCGAACTCTGCCTGCGGATCGGAGTTCTTCATCACTGCCCGCTCGTTGGCGAGGTGCCACCAATTCTCCTCGGACTTCAGTAGGAATGTCTCCGTCAGGAAACGCCGCATGAAACCCTTCAGAAACTCCTGCTCCATGATCGCTACGGAGTGACCCTTGCCATAGCCGGACGTGGCCAAGGCCATCAGATACATATTGATCGGGATCTCCTTGAGATCACCGGTCACCACAACGGCCCGCATATTGCTGGCCATTTTGCAGAGAAAGAACGCAGCCTCCGTACGATAGAACCCTCGATCACGGTTCTCCGTACGCTTGCACAGCACGTCGACGATCTCTTCGATCGCGGGGTGGTGCTGCACCCCTGTCAGGTCAATACTCACAAAAAATACCTTTTCTGTTGGGAACAAACCGAGAACGCCTGGCAATAACCACAGCGCTTCGGCTCTCCGAGCTTTGTGATGACGATGCCCTTCGCCTTCTCAGCACGATGAGCATTGGCCTCGGCCAGGCTTGAGAAGTTCTTCGACGACTTGCCATCGGTCTTGGTGGGATCGGTGTAGTATTTGAATTGCGGTTCGCTCCTCCACAGCTCTGCGTCGGTACACTCCGGTACTGTTGACTCCTTAGCGTTGGAGTATTTCTGGATCAGACCGAGTTTTTGCCGGATCCAGGCTTCAGTATCCTTCAGTGACAGCAGATCAAAGTCTTTGTGGCGAACCCGGCTTTGCGGATAACTCGGATCCTGTTTGGCAGCGAACTTCTGCCAGTCAGTGAAAATGAAATTGATCCGACCATAGTCCTCCGTGATCTTCGGCATCGGCTGTCCGGCATCGAGCCAGCGATAGATGCTCTTCTGGAGGATGTAATCATCATCCTTGCCACCCTTGGTCCAGGCGAACACGGTCGTGCTTTTGGCATCTTGGAGGATGCCGTCCGTGATCAGGTCGAACTTGCCGCCGATGGTGTAGGTCACTCCATTGACGACAACTTCACGGAACAAACGCTGCTCCAGATAGATCGGGATGATCGAGTTGGAACCACGGACCTCATCATCGGACGGGTTGATGCGGATGCGCTCGATGGCATCTTCTGGGTAGCCAAGGAGCTTCAGGGATCGAGCGTATCCCTTGATCCATGACTTCTCGATCGAGTCATGAATGGACTTGCCAAGAGCACTGGCAATCAGGCTCTCAATGTCCAGGTCTTGAGATCCCTTGGGAACTCGGGGTGTCAGTACAATCTGACGTAGTGGCTTCATCATCGCGGTAGCCGAGATGTAATTCGGCGTGTCGATGTAGTCATACTCGTCATGTACTAGCCAGACAGCTAGTGCCAGCGAGATATCCGAATGATTGGTGAGCACTAAGTGTCTCCTGCGATTTAGTGGGAAGGCAGCCCCAGAAAAAGAGCTGCGGTCCTTTCAATCGAGAGACCGCAGCTACATTTCAGGCATTGCCGAGGGGAATTTCCTTCACCAGACTGGGCTCTTGGACCATTTCCTTGAGCATCATCTGGTTCGGCCGAGCGTTGAACTCTTCGTTCGTGAAGACACCCAAAGGCATGATGTTCAAAATCACCACCTTCGTTACCTTGTAATCTGGGCTGCCGACTTCCTTGAAGAATTGCATCTGGATCTGCTGCTGACAGCGACCGATAGCGATCATGGGCAGACGGCCATCCCGTGATGAAACCACGGTGTTGACGTGAGCCATGAAGGGAGGAACATCGGGCTCTGACCCAGTGAAGACGACTTCGCCCGCGACTAGAAACCAGTGCTGATGTTGTTTGGCTGGGTTAGCTTGTCTCATGTGGTTTATGCCTTCTCCGGTTTGCGTTTGGCCAGCGCCGCTTCGATGGCACTGGGTATCTCATCCTCACCGAGACCATTGGCGATGCCGATCTCATCCCGCCAAGTAGGCCAGAACACAGACAGCTCGCCACCTAACTTAACCTGAGGGTGCGAGATATCTGGATGCTCCTGCCAGAACACGGCATCCACGAGGTGTTTGTTCGTAAACGCCAGGGCGGCGGCATCCTCTCGAATGAGGTAATACTGGGCATCATGGATCTGAGCACAGGGTCTGATATCGAGCTTGAACTCGCTCTCTCGCACCTTGCCCATGAACTCGGACCCAGCTCTGGTATTCAGCAGACACCAGCTCTGCCCTAAGGCATTACCAGCTGATCTACCCTCGGCAGCAGCTTCGTGTGGCGTACGCTTGTTGCCTCGGATCACCTGCTGGAGCAGCGGCGTCCGAACTCGAAGACCGAATGCTCCAGTGATGTAACCGTCGACGCTGGCTTGTTGGAGCTTAGCCTCTACCCAGGCATCACTGACCTTGTAAAGTTCGTGATACCGAGCCTCGACTGTCTTAGCTAAGGCAGGTGTAAAGGCATACTTGTTAACCAGTGTTTGCCAGGTACCCTGATAAGTCAGCGTAAAGGTAGGGTTCTTCGATTTTCCACGCAGAGCCTTGTACTTTTCCTGGATAGAGTTGATCGACTCCACGCTGTTGGGATCGATATCAGGCATCTGCTCACTGTAGTAAGCCTGTGCTCTCAGAGAATGACCATCGTAGCCGTCCGTACGGCCAATCGGCTCCATTGAAACGTGTGCATCTTTAGGGATTACGACGGGCGATCCTCGCAAGGTTGTCAATAGCTGCACGGCGTCTGTTCTCCTTCATTACAGTGACCCAGGTGTCATGAATACCTAGGCGCTTTGCAGTGTCGCGAAGCATCTTGTGGAGCGTCTCAGGTGTTCGCTGGATTGCAGCTGCTAGGTCGTTGACTTGGCGACCAGCTAGGATCTCACGCAGGTAAGTTTCTTTATCATCAGCAGACATATAGCCGGGACGTAAGCCGGTTCTGAAAGCGTGCTCATGATTACCTGCAGAGCTACACCACTCCAGATTATTCATTTCACAGTGTGCCTTGACACCATCCTTATGGTTCACCTCTGGGTACTCATATGGATTTGGTATGAAGTGAAGGGCTACCAGACGGTGTAGCAGTAGTTGCTTATGATTACCCTTTCCATCTGCCAAGCCAACTTTGCGATAGCCGTTGGAGTTCTCTATGGACGCTAGCGGTATGTTATTCGCCAGATTGATTACCTCACCAGCAGAGCTAATGAGGTAACGGTTTTCAAACCTGGCAATGGGTAACAAAATAGGCATCGGCTCTCATCTCCTTACCATCATAAATAATGGTAGTATCATCGCGGACATGATGGTCAATTCCATTTATGCTGAGCTTGTAAACAATATGCCCCGTGTAGACGGCGATCTTGTTCGGGTCTTTGGACGTCAAGGCACTGATCTTGTCTTCGAGCGATGCGAAATCGAGCCCGCAGAAGATCCATCCAGCGATGGCTTCGACACACCATTTGATCCACTTCGCATACTTCGAGCTGGCGGGTAAGTTCTGCAGGTTCGGGTTCGAGCTGGACAGCCTGCCTGATATGGTTCCTCCAAGATTGAAGTACCCAAACAGGTAGTGCCAACCATCTGGACCTTTAGCAGCCCCAAGAAAGCTTGGTATGAAGTCTCCTAGGATCTTCACCACCTTGCTGTACTCGATCAGTGCGGTGATAAAGTCCCGTACTAGATCACACTTGGCATGGTGAACCAGCTTTTCCAGTGTTTTGCCTCCAGTAGCCGGCTCCTTTGTCGGGGTAAAGTCCAACACTGGTAACGCCAGCATGTCGAACAGCAGCTCTTGTAGCTGCGGACCAGACCGAGGATTGAAAACGATCTTTGCTGGTACGTCATCGAGCGTGCCACGTTTCTTCTTCCATTCCTGGTTCATCTTGTCGATCCAGGCTTGGCGAAGGATCATGGTGTACTGCTGAGCAATTGGTGATGCTCTAAGTTTGGCTAGAGCCTCACGCTCATCCCGCTCCAGCAGATACTTGACGATCTTTACCTTCCGCATGTTCACCGGCAGGCCGGTAAGCTGCATCTGGACGACGTCTTTTACCGCAGGCTTGAAGATATTCTCGTAGAACTCCAGCTGCTGATCGGCCACCATGGTTCTATAGTGCTTTTCATGGACATGCCAGGTACTCATGCAGTCGATAAGATTGTAACGGAGCAGCTTATCCATCGGGATGAGTGTGATGTCCTTGATGTCCTCACCCATGGAGTAGTTGCCAGCAAATTCCTGAGCTTGAGCTTTCAAGCCAAGCTCATTTCCAGCACAGGTATTTGTCGCCAGGAAACTGATGAGCTTCGTGCAATCCCAGTTTCTGAGCATGATCTCCATGCCTCGCAAGAGACCCTCAGTGTCGAGAATGTCTTTCATAAAGAGCTGGTAGATCAGGACGTAAACGTCAAAGCTGATGTTGTGGTAGATCGCCTTCTGTAGAAGCTGCTCAAAGAACGCTACGAGCATAGCCCGGAGATGGGTGTTACGGATTTGGCGTCCGTAATGGATACCACCAGCGTCGTCAGTCCACTCTTCAGATACATAATCGACTGCGAAAGCTATTCCCTCGTGTTTAGACCAGGCAAAAGCAATTGAACCAATGCCAGCCTTATGGTGCTTGAGGTCGAAGCCCTCGATGTCGATCGTCAGCGGACAGTTCATATCGAGGAGCTTGCACAGCCACTCTTCGATCTGTTCACTGGTGTGAGGATACTCCTCGAACTTGATGATCTCGTGCCCTGGTGCTTGGTATGCACCAGAAGCATGATCCACTAGAGCCGTCATCCCCTGGCTGATCTTCGCTCTAACCTTGTCTGGGTCATAGAAGATCGTCTTGAAGCTAGGCACATAGACGACTTTGTAAGGTCCATAGGGCGTGTTCAGCACGTATCCTAGGTTAGCATCGACCTTAGGCACCGTAGTGAGCGCTTTGAAATACTCACTGTCGGTCACTACGAGATACTGTGCTCCTGCTGCCTCAACAGCAGGGATCAACTCCTCCGTGATGAACTCGCGGATCTCAGTAATAGGAGTCTTCTTTTTCTCCCGAGAGTGATGGAGGGATAGAACCATGACTTCTTCAGGGTCGATCCCGAACGGATCCAGATAGGCGTCCCGTATTGCTGCCGGTTGTATCTCTGGAACCAAAATGACAAGTGGATAGGTACTATTGGCACCCACCGAATATCTGTGATGACGCATAACTGCATGCCTTCTGGCCTAATAGATCAGCCGGGCAGCCGAGTAGACTTCCATCCGAGGAAGGATCTTCTCGTACTGACGCATGGCTCTGGGGTTGTCCTTGATCGTCCAAGCTGCCTCTCGCAACCGAGACATGCCGGTCAGTGGTTCACAGGCACCGGCTGGCGTGCAATCGACGACACACTCTGGAAGAGCATCTCGAACATCCTGCAACGTGTGACAGGGATTGATTAGCTGAAAGAAGGTCTGCCGGATCAGAACTTGATCGAGAGCGACCTGCCGGTTATCCCGAATGTAGCCTTCGATCTCTTCATGTAGGTCTGCATGCAGCTGGATCTTCGCGGCATGACCACCGCTAACCGTTCTTGTGCCGGTCTTAGGTAGATAGTAATCGCCATCATAGACGAAACCATCCACCTGAGCCTTTTGGAGCAACTTATTAGCTTTGTTCAACCGAAAGATTACACCGTTAAGACGACGCTTTTCGGCTAAAAACAGCTCATCCGTCATTACTCCAATGATACCGTTGGTGTACATAGCCCATATCCTTTAACGGGCCCTGCCACCGTATCGGTCAGCCAACTGCCCATATAGGAACACTCGGCTACGAGCACGGCTCAGGGCAACATAGAGGGCCCGAGCGACTTCAGGTGCCTTGTTGCAGGTGCTGAGGTTCTCCAGGTCGATGAACACAGAGTCGTAGGTTGACCCTTGGACTTTGTAGACAGTCGCAGCATCCCGAGGACGCAGGTCTGGTACGGTGTTCTTGATATAGAAGAGCCGGTTCCAGTTCTTGGCACGAGCATAGTACTTCATCAGCTGTGAATGATGATCTCGATCGACCGCTAAAGGCACATCATCGATGAGCAGGCCGTTGCTCTTTCTGAGCTTGCAGCGCCGGACTTCCAGCTTAACGTCGGCACCTTTGTCTTCGATCACGAGCATTTCAGTCTTTTTGCGAGCTTCGATGATCTCCACCTCGGCTTCAACTGAAAGGCTGCCACGCTTACCGAATTGGATTGCCTGAGCATTCACCAGAATTTCACCCACACCATATTCGGAACCAAGGCCCCGAATGCCACGAATGAACTCGTTGTATTCGATCACCCGAGCATTGGTGTAAGCGACGATCCGAGACTCACGGGTCTGCTGCTTGAAGACATATTCGAGGGCATATTTCATATCCTCTTCGTCCAGCAGATCGATGACGTCCTCGGTGAGTTTGATCGGTTTGAAGACACCAGTCTCGACGGTCTCACGCATCCGCTGACATGCTTCCATGAGAGCTGGTTGCCCAGCATTCCTCATTGGTTCCGTCAGCTCGAAGAATGGCAGGTCCAGATCATAGATCGGCGACATCTCGTAGCCGACTGGAGCCAACTGGCAATGATCACCCACATAGATGATTTTGCATTTCAGTGTTCCTTCTAGGATCGCTTGTCGTAGAGGTGGATCAATCATCGAGCACTCGTCACAGAATAGGATCTTCTTGTGGAAGACCTTCCAGTTCTGCGTCTTGATAAGCATCGATCGACCGGTATCGTGATCATCCTTGACCTTCAGGCTCAGGAAGCTGGCGACCGTCTTGGCATCTCGCCGGGTCGATGCAGATAGAACCTCGGCGGCTTTGTTGGTGGTAGCCGTCATTTCGACTTCATCATACTCAGGGGTAATCCCCATGAGTTTGCAGGTGTCAAAATATTGAGGCATCACCTTGTCGATGAGATATCCCATCAGGAATGTCTTACCGACACCTCCTCCACCGGAGAGGATTAGTTCCTTATTAGGCGAGAACAGGAACTCGAAGAAACCATCGGCTGCAGCACGCTGCCCGTCATTCAGGGTCATCCGTGCGGTTGTATCTGGTGAAATGTACACTGGTGGGTCCTTTTAACAAAAAACCCGCCATCACAGCGGGTTTCTTGTCATCACAGCGTTGATGGGGGCTTAGTCCCCAGCAGCTGCCAGGTACTGAGCCAGATTAGGTGGGAAGTAGAATGGTCCCTTCTTCACTTTCAATGTCACTGGATCGTAGATGGGAACACCATCTACGAATTTACTGAAGTTGCTCTTGTTGACCTCTTCGAGCCCGGAGACGATCGGTAGTTGTTCATTGCGAGCGACACCGACGATGGTCACGATCTGATCGAGAAGAGAGTCGAAGAACTCGACCTGGTTCACGATCTGGATCACGTTGTCACGGTCTTTTAGCCATTCGGCCAGACTGTGCAAAGCACTTCTGGCGACATCGATCTTGGCTTGGGTTGCACGGTCGTGGCTGGTGAGACACACCAACATCTCAGTGATTTCCTCGAAATGCACACCCAACTGGGTGTGCTTATTCTTTGACGTAGGTGTAGGGAACGCTGTCTGAAACCAGTCAGCGGTGCGCGTAAGCGGATCAGGCATAAATGGGTATCCCGTTTGTCCCGACTGTGAAGGGCAGTGCGGGCATTGCTACTTCATCATCATCTTCAACCATGGCCATGGTTCCGGCCTTCATGGAGGGACAAATGGCGACATCGGGGGGAAATGGGTAGAAGGTTAGGGCACAAAGGAATGCGATGCAGACCTTTGTGCCAGCCTTTTTCACGGACTCGTCCACGAGACCCATGATGTAGTCTTTGATGGACTTCGGTCCCTCGGGATTGGTGGTGTCCATCAGGATGTTAGCGACATGGTCTTGATGGCCATCAGGCAACCCACGAAAAACGTCGTCCATGAAGTTGCGCCGAGTGTCGGCTGGACGAATTTTCAGAGACTTGAGGCGAAGCGTAATCGACGTTGGGTGGCAGTTTACTTTTTCAGCAATCGTCGAGAGCGACATGCCTACTGCGTTGCAGCGAATAATCTCTTCGTTTGAGCCTTTACGGTTCCGCCGAAGTACGATGGACATACTTTTTTACCTCGTGGACAAATATTTGCCTCTATAAGTTATAATAGGGGGGGGGCAATAGCATATCCCCGTATTTTTCCCAACTCATCATAAATATATTTAGGATGAAATCGCTTTTTTCAATATGTTAGCAATTTCATTATCTAAACCAAGGCTATCCCACCCCAATTTAACAGTCTTTTTGTAATCAATTAGGGCTTGAGCTGCCTCAATCTTGCTCTTCTTGGATTTTGTACCTTGAAAAGCTTCGTAAAGACGCTTTGCCTTTTGAGACCGTGACTCTGCTTGGTCCTTCGCAGTTGCAACACGTTTAGCGATTGCCTTGGGATCGACCGCAGGAGCCAAAATCGCTTCCCCGGCTTCGACTAGCACCTTCGACTTCCGCTTCGGCACCACCGGCAATGTCGCTTCCTTGGTCAATTGCTTGACCAGAGAAGGTCCATGTGCCTGAGGACGAGCCGTGATCACCACACCTGCACCATGAGACCCAGTGATGCGAACCTCTTCGAGGATCGGGTCATGATCACCAGCCAGTGCTCGGCCCAACAAAAGTTGTGCTTCGTCAGTGTCGGTGAATGGCCGGTTCGATCGCAGCTGGGACTGAGCAGCTGCATTTAGCTCGAACAGGATGTGATAGCCGGACACGCGCATCTTCGTGTTGTCGTGGTTCGGCACGGCGATGACATCCTCTGGTGCTACCTTCCCCAGCGTGATCACTGTGCCATTGAAGCCGCCAATGTAGCGTCGAGTCGCAACATGCAGCCCATTCGAGCAAGCCTGCCGACGATCTGGGTTCACCATGTCTTCGTTCATGCAGACGAACGAACCAACACGCTGGAGAACCTTTCCGGTGTGAACGTCTGTATAATAACCAGGACTGCCTACCTTATGGTTCAGCACCTTATAGATGATGATTGAACCATCGTCCGCAATCGGCAGATCACCCACCTTGAGGAACTTCAACAGATCCTCGACGGAGTGACGGCGCTTGTCGATCACCGTGGCGATGCGAGTCATGAAGGCGTCCATACCCTTGGTGGAACCAAGGGAGACGGAATGGGCCAATTGCGGCTTCAGCATCTCCATACCGGCAACAACCTTGTCACCGACCACAGCTACCATAGTGTGGTCGGCATCGTCGCCTATGTCGCTCTCAGTGAACTCCGGGTGGCTAACGTGCTTGGTCTGTGCATGCTCCATGATCTCGGCCACCGCTGACTTGCGTGTGCTGAGCGGCAGTGCGGTATCCTTGGCAATGCCAACTAGCGTCTCCATTGGCGACGGCGGGATCGTCAGGTTGTCGATTTCCTCCTTGGTGATGAATGATCCTGGGACTGGTGGCTGCTCCCCGTAGGTCTTCGTCACAGCAACGGACAATTCTGGGATCAAGATCTTCGCCAGTGCAGACTTCGCCACCTTAAAGAACCGCACAAAGCCTGAGGACTTTTTCTCGTACTCCAAGTAGGTGCTGTCATCAGGACGAGCCAGTGAGATCTGGACCTTGTCGCCGGGGTTGTTCAGCCCGGCCTCGGCTTTGGCAACGATGTCGGCCAGCCGTGGATCACCTTGCAGTAGGGCGATGGTGTCACCATTCTCCTTGTAGAGAATGGCCTGCTCTTTATCGACGACGACACACACGATGAAGAATGTGCCGGTGTCATTCGAGGCTTGTGATGGCATAGGATTGGTTCTTTCAGCCCAACAGGGCGATCTTCACCATCTCAGCGAGCTTCATGGCATAGCCATTCTGCTTGGACTGGGAATGGTGAAGTGTTGTGTGGAACATCCGAAGGTCTAAGACCCCCAAAAGAGGATTTCCTTTGACTTTAGCTGCAAGATCCTTCGCAGTCTGACCCACTGGGATCTTCATGATCAGATCCCGTGCAGCTTTACGGGATACTTGGTTATGCTTTTCGTCGTAGTCGTGCTGGTAATTCGCACTAATGTCGCGCCACAGCATCAGTACGACGATGTCAGCATCGCTGAGATTATTGTTCAGCCCCATCACCGTACGCACTTCAGGAATGTCGAACGCGGTCACAATGCCCAGCATGTTGGCGGGAATGTCACCAGCAGCACCGCCTAGCGCGTTCTCCATGCTCTCAGTCCAGTAAGCCTTGAACTGAGGAGCATTGGTCACCTGGTCGATGACATACGGCACGACGTATTGATTGAATGATGGCACGTTGGCCTCCTTCATTTTCTCCTCTTGAGGATCTGTGCTGATGCAGGCGCAGACAGAACCCCACAACTTGACGATTGCGTCGGCTGACTGGTTTGTGAACCGACCAACAGCCCATTCACGGACATCAGCCCGAGACTGGTTGAACCGGTAGTAGAAGAGAGGCTTCTGCACGCGAGGCGCATCAGCACTCATCACGTTGTCCATGCGCCGGCTAAAGTGTGTATGCTCAGTTGCACTTCTCACTGCACCCGAGAGAGCTGGATATCCTGTCCTTCGAGGCGTGCGTTCACTCGGAGCCAGCCGCTCTACAGTCGGTCTGGCAGGCACCCATTCCTGCGTATCATCCGTCAGGTCGATGAGATTGAACCCACGCGACGTGAAAAACTCACGCAGTTTGGGTAGTATCTTCTTACTGTTGAACGGTGTGACGTAAAGGAAGACCTCTGAACTTGAACCAAGGGTCTTGAGTAATGGAGAAGCCTTGATCTGTGGACCAATCTCCATCTTGGCATGGGTCAGCACCACGATGTTGCGTAAGATCGGTAGGTACTCAGCGAAGGTATTCCGTTGGTACTTGGAAAAGTCCACCAGCCAGTGTCCGGCCTGAGTCCCAACTGCATCGCTGCGAATGAAGAACCGGCTGAGCAGCATCTTCTCAGCCACCATGTCACGAGCGAGTTTGCGAACGATCCGGCGCTGATACCAACGAAAGGCTTGCTGCTTCTCGTAGAAATTGACCCAGTCCGCACTTATACGTTTGGTCTTGGACTGTCGACGCATCTTATTGGTCGGACCCTTGAGGAGCTGACGTATCTCCTGCAGATGGCCCTTGTGACCGAAGCCCAGCTCCAGAGTCGCACTAACACGCTTATCCAAGTCAGTTTGGCGGAACCCAGCGAGATCCGGGTAGCCTTTTTTCAGCTTCTGCTGGGCAATCAGAGCCAGCGAGTTGATGAAGCGGATCGGAGCAAGTTCTCCGTAGCTCCGGTTCTCCGCTGTGCCGGGTATTACATGCTGTGAGTTCAATAGATGACCCACTTCCCCTTTGGCCTTCACGCTTGTGATCCGCTGATCCAGGACCTTGAAGCACTCTTCCACCAGTGGTGTATGAGTCTGAGGCAGGAAACCAGCCAACAGGCCCTTGATGGTGTTGACTGTATGCTCCTGCATCGACAGTGACTCCCGGCTGGGTGTTACTGAGATGCTGTGGCCAGGGGCCTGGAAGATGATCGTGTATCGCTCACGGTCACTGAGTGCCTTCATGAAGACGGTCACCGCATCATACACATAGCCGATCTCGGCAACCCGCTCGACCGGGTAGATGACATTGCCATATCGCAGAGCGATGGGCGTGTAGGTATCGAGCACCTCCTGGGTGGTGATCAGGTAGTTGGAAGTGGGAATGAACGGCAGGACCTCGACCGCAGGTGCTCCATTGATCTTGGCATACATGGATCCATTCCTGATGATCCGTGCAGTCAGGTCCTCGAACCGGCGACGGTCGTTGGCCTTGATGGGAATGGACACCTGGACGCCACTCTCGTCCGTGGGGAACGAGGCGATCGGCGTGATGGAGGGCTTGCCGTTCCGCTCTGCCGATGACTTCGACAGGTTGTAGATCGTCTTCATGCCCTTGTGGAAAGACTGGACCTCGAAGTGATCGGTGTAGGCAAAGGGAGCCTTGCAGCCCAAGCCAAACCCACCGGTCTGGTTGGCATCGAGCAGCTTGTTGGTTCCGCCATAGGTCCCATAGAGCGGACCCATCATGTCGGGATGTATGCCGTTGCCGAAGTCCCGGATGATCAGCTTCTCATGGGTCAGTGTGATCGTGATGTAGATGGCAGTCCGGCCACTCTCTACGTGAGAGTCCCAAGCATTGCAGACTACTTCACGCACAACGGCGAGGATCTGATCTCGGTAGAGTGTGGTAGACAGCACATGCATCAGTGCAGAGGTATTGGCGAACCCCATCTCGATAGCCTTGTGGCCACCAATTACTGCATGAGTAATCGAGTCTTGAACCTGCGATACCTGCAAGTTGGTCTCCTAAAAGTTGAGTTTGTGGGGAAGCTCATGGTCAATGATGAACTTGTCTCGTGCCTTAGCGGCATCCCACTGCAGTTCAAATGTGCCGATGTAATGCTTCTTGCCCATATGGTTCACATAGGCTTGCCAACTGGGGCCATTGGGAGCGACACCGATGTACTTACTGGCACGGCCAGGTTGTTTTCTCTGGTTCGCTGACTGTGTATTGGCGTCTGCCCAGGTACAGTTGTCTGGTTCGTATCTCTCGTTGGCCTCGATCCGTTCGATCGACAGATTGTCGGCGTAGCCACTCTTCATGGCCCAGGCTTTGAATGTTTCGTACGATACATCCCACTCGGGACAGACCGTGATCCCTCGCCCGCCATAGTTCTCGTAGCCGGTAGCCTTGGGGTTCTGGCAGCGCTGACGCATGCCTCGCCAAATTCGGTACAGCCGGGTTACCTGCCCAGCTTGGGCATCCCCGTGTGTCTTCGGCCTGGGCATGGATGGGTTCCAAAAAGAACAGGCCACCCCAGTAGGGCAGCCTGCTTCTAGGCGACATCAAAGTCGTGATGAGTTAGGGGGATGTCTTTCCGACAAGCCGGTCCCAAGAGACTGGGGCGATTGGCTGGACTGCCTCAGCTACAAGCAGCATCAGGTCTCGGATCTCCTTTTGAGCATGGCCATCTAGTCGAAGCCCAGCTGCCCTGGCGTAGAACGAAAGCGAAGCCGTCTCGTAGAACTCGGTCATGTGACCCATGGGCAGGATGATCCGGGCCTGCTCAGGAGCTACGCCGTCAGCGATCATGCGTTCATAGAGATAGTCTACGTCCTGCCACTGGAGCTTGATGGCATCGAGCCAGAACTTGCTGTTGGGATGCTCATCTCCGGAGCCTTGCTTGATCGAGCCATCGGGACGAGCCCTCAAGATCTCGGGGAGGAAGTACTCGGGCTGATCGTCGACATAGCGTCGGGACACCTCATTCCTGGTGCCACCCACTGTATGCTTGAACCACTGGCGAGCGATGAAGATCGGCATGGCCAGCCGAAGTGTGACCACCACATGGGCGAAGGGTGTCCAGTGGTTATGCTCAGCCAGATAGCGAACCAGCCCGACATCTGACTGCTTCAGACTACCGTCATAGTTCCAGTTACTGGTCTTATTCATAGAGACACGGGCAGCGTCCACGACCCTCAGGTCATGGCCCATTGAGTCTATCAACTGAACTCGGCAGGCATTGGTAATACGTGAAGTCATACTGGTGGTCATACCGGTTCCTTGGGTAGGTGAATTTGGGTGAGGACGTACCGGGTGTCACACCGGTCGCACTTGGCGCTTACCTCAGCGTGACGGATGCCAAGACCATCTCTTGTTCCTTCACAGACCCTCCCATAATGCTGAGGGTTATGGGTGTGACCGAAGATTTTGCAGGTTACCTCTGCGAGTGTGGGCATCATGGTTCCTCAGGATGTTGAGCCAAAAAAACCCACTGAATGCTCAACTTACCGGTGGTGTGACCGTGTGAAACTCGTGCTACAAGATACCCTGTAGCACCCGTAACCCACTAGGAGACCACCGGTATGACCGTTGCAAAACCATTGTCTG